ATGGCAAGAAAAAAACAACCTAAATACAACGTAGGGGACATAGTCGTGATTACGCTATATGGAACCGTTGGTAAAATCACAAATGTTAATTTTCTATTTTTACTCGGTGGATATTATGTTATCATTCCTAATACATATATTAAGAGGTGAAACAAATGGGGTTAGCTGCAATATACTTACGCTTATCGAGGAACGAAGAACAATTAAACATAGATGAGATTTTATTGAATCATCGAAACGCCTTAACTAAGCTTGCAAATCAGCAAAAGCTGACTTATGACATCTATCAAGAAATCTCAAGTGGAGTAAATACAGAACGACCGGAACTAAATTTATTGTTAAGCAGATTAGATGATTATGACGCCCTCCTTGTAATGGATATAGACAGAATTTCACGTGACAACGCTCATGCTGAAGAAATTAAGAAGATGTTGATTATCCACGATATTAAAATTTTAACTCCTCAAGGTGCAATTGATTTATCACAGGAAAGTAATGAAATGCTCTTTTCCTTCCAAGCAATGATGGCGAACTTTGAATATAAACAAATTCGTAAAAGACTGGGGAGGGGACGATTAGCAGCAGCCGAACAAGGAAAATGGACAATGAGTAACAGAGTCCCTCTAGGCTATAAAAAGAATGAAGAGAAGCGTCTAGAAGTGGTTGAAGATGAAGCCAAAATAATTCGTTTTATTTTTCAAAAGACATTAGAACGTGTTAGTGCAAATGAAATTGCGAAACAGCTAGATATACTAGGATGGAGAAGTAGGCAAGGTAAAGTATTAACTTCGACACACATTTCAAATATGAGAAGAAATGTTGTTTATTATGGAGTTGTAAAAGCAGGTAGGAAAGTAAATGGTAGAGTGGTTGATGAAGTGTTTGTTGAAGATGCTCATGAACCAATTGTAAGTAAGCAAATGTTTTTAGAAGTCCAAAAAATATTGGAGGAAAATACGACTGGAAATTTCTTTAATAAGTTAAAAGCGACAAGAAAGCTCCAAAACCTAATTTACTGTAATTGTTGTAAAAGGAAACGATACATACAATGCGATGGAAATGGTATTGATTATATAAAATCATGTATCTATAAAGTTGATAATAATAAATGTAGAGATCGTGGATACAAATATGAGCCAATTGAGCAATTTGTATTACAAAAGGTTAAAGAAAAGAAACCAGCTTTTGAACAAGAGTTGCAAATGTTGAAATCACTTGATACGACAGAGGTAGAAAAGAAACTATCAATTCAAAGGGAGTCTTTAGAGAAACAAATAAACAGATTTAATAAACGTCAACGGAATCTTAAAGAAATGCGGATGGATGGAGAAATTTCGAAAGCTGAGTTTTATGAAATGCGTGATGAAAACGAAGAACAAATCAAACAAGTTAAGCAACAGATGGAACTCATTGATATTAAACTCGAGAATTTATCTAATACAGATGAGGAACAAGCTAGATTGCAAGATGCTATTAAAACGTTAGATAAATTGGAAGAGCTTAAAGCAGAATCATGTAATACGTTTTTGAAGAAATTTATTAAGAAAATATGGTTTAGTAGTAATACAGAAGCGAATCATGATACAACAAGACCAAAAGAAGACGCTACAATAGAAATTGAATGGCTATAAAATAAGGCTTCAGAATGGCTTTTAGAAGGCTTTAAGAGGCTAACTGTTGAATTTTAATGTAGGATTAATATGTAAAATATGGAGGTTGGAGCATGAGCGCAGAGGACATTTTAAGACTCATTGAAGAGATGGAGAACGGAGAACGTTGGAAACTTCTTGATAAGATGTACGACTTATATTTCAACAAAAGCGGGAATTATGAACCGTTAGATGAAGATTATTGACCTGAATGAATTCAGGTCTTTTTTTATTTGTTCACAAATCTGTCGCATTTTCCACTTTAAAAAACATACGTTCGAGATATAAGAGTAGTGTAAACAAAAACACTACTGGAGGTTTTACAAATGACAACTACTATTCAAATTTCTATGTACGACTATTCTCTTAAGAAGGAACTTGTGTATGAAACTGAAGTTGGAAGTATTGAAGATATGGTTACTTTATCTTACAGATACGAGAAGAGGGTAAAATATCGAAAGCCTACTGACAAACGCTGGTATCATTGTAAAACGATGATTAAGAGGTTATTTAAAAAGGAACTGGAATCAAAGCCTTTTGAAGTAAATCTTGTAGAAGAGAATGACTTAGATAAAGCTCTAGAGGAATACCATCGACCTAGATTAGAGAGAGAAAAGAAGGAAGCGGAATATGAAAAGTTCTTAGGTCAGTTTGACTATCGAGAAGGACGAGAAGGATTTGGAAATCGAGAGTATCGAGGTGAATCTTCTTACGACTGGAGCAATGAAATGAAAAACGAACCGAAATTTACTATTGAACAAATCAAATCAATGTCTGAATCAGAACTTGTAAGTAGATTATGTCATCTATATATTGAAGATTTCTATATTGATAAAACAGGTTGTGATTCATATGATGGTCCTTTTGAGACGATTATCACAGAAGTCGCTTATATTGAACTTCAATTATCTTCTGAATTGGCTGACCAAGCACATTATAACGCCATGGAATTTCTTTGTGGTGGTAAACTCGAATATGAGCCAAAACGACTTCCAAAGTCTGAAACTTTTAGACTTACCGATGACTACGAACTTGTATTAATAAAGAAAGATGAAGGTGAAGACTTGGTCCCATCTTTTTAAGATATAAAATCTTTATTTTATTATTAAAAATAAAAGGACCACTTAGGTCCTTTTATCTTATCTTTTTCTATTATTTTGACGAGATTTTCTTGATATTTTCTTTTTATTTTTATTAGAACGTTTTTTGTTTTTAGCGTGATCAGTTTTAGTATTTTTTTTCATAGAGGAAGGAAAGTAATCCTGTAAAGTTCTAGGTTTAATGCCTTGATTGACAAAAATAAATTTACGAGTTTGATAAACAATCTCTGAAAGTCCGATGCATGAACGCATTAACTCAAAACATTCAAGAACAAACTCTGTTAAATATATAATTTCGGGAGTTCCCTTTTTTTGATCGCCAGAAGGATAATAGATTAATTTTTGAGTGATAACATCATAAGTATAACTTCTATGTCCTATTGCATTACGTATTCTATTATCAACTTTAGAAACGAAAATTCTATCGAAGCTTTCTTCACCATTAATAAATTCTAACTTTCTCCCTTTATTGCGCATTTTACTATAAGCTTCAATATCTAAAATATCTTTGTTTACATTTTCTTTCATTTTTTTAAAATCTGCTCGATGTCTTAAATTATTATATGCAACCATTAAATTCAAAATATCGCCAATATCTTCAAAAGTATCTATGTAAAAATCCTTAATATCTTCAAAATCAACAGTTGTTAATCCTAATTTTGTGATTACTTCTTCTTTGTGATGTTGTTCTGAATAAAAGTCTAATCCGTAAATAGGAATAAACATGTGGAATTTATCAATAAACTTATTGATAATACCAAATAGCTTACGTTCATAATCAGCTAAATGACTTTCAAAGTGTCGTGCTATCAAAAACAATTGATTTTTGTCACTAGTATTTTCTATCTCTTTGAAAATATGGTTAGTAATTTCCATAAAATAATTACCTGCAAAATTATTGGTGAATATTGAATTTAAAAAATGGATCGCTCTTAATAATTCTAACTCATTATCTGCAGGGAATTCTGTTTTATTTAATAATTTATGAATTTCCTTAGGTAAGTATGTATGATTGCCATTAAACCACAGCTCATTAATTCTTCGTAGAGTAGGCCATTCATGTTCAATTTTATGTAGAAAATGAATGGTGCTTTGTTTGAAATTATCGATATTTTCTCCCATAGAAAATATACCGTTTTTGAAAAAAGGAGGGAAAAAAGTATCTATTTTCCCTGTATATGGGCGCATTTTGTCAGTTAAGAGCTCTCCAGATACTTCAATTAAATAATCAGGTTTTCCAATGTTCTCTAAGGGTGTTACATTTTTTAATTTAATAGAGAACCCTGCGTTTTGTTGATCTAAATATACGTTGCCGAATATTGAAATATCACAATTACCACATTTTATTCTTACTGGGTAGTGATCTAACCAACCAAGTTGAACTTTTATACGAGTAATACTATTACAAACATTACATTGAAAATCATTTGTAACTATCATTAGAATCATCCTTTTAAAAACTTATTATTACATACTACGTTTTATTATAATAGCAAATAACTATAATTTACCACTTATATTTCATTTAATAAAATTCTCATTTTATATACTCTTCTAATGTTCCAAATTTGTTACGTTTCTTATTTAAAATAGAAAGATAACCTTTTTGGAACACCTCTAAGAAAAATAAAATTTTAAAATTACTCCGTTTGATTTACGTTTTTCATTTTGCATATATAAACATAAAGTGAGAGAAAAAATCAATCGGAGGAGTTAATTATGAATAAAAAAATTGAAATCAAATTTCGAAGAATCGATAAGTTGGATAGAGACTTTACACAAATCTCGAACAATGTATTTTATCTATTGAAAGGTAAAGCAACTGCTTACATGGTATACAGTTACTTAAATCATCGCTATAATACAAACATGAACTGTGCATTTCCATCAATCAAAACAATACAAAAAGATTTAGGAATCGGGAGTAATAAAACAGTTGTTAAGGCAATTGAGCTTTTAGAAGAAAAGAGGCTTGTTAAAGTTATTCGTGAAAGAACGAGTGCTAATAAAAACGCAGTAAATAAATACGTTGTATATTATCCTGTTATAATCAATGCTTTAACTGAGGAAGAAGAAAAACTTGCACCAGATGAATTTATTGAAATGATAGCTGTATAAGCTATCATTTTTTATTTGTTTTTTTAAAGGTGTAATAAGTACACCTCGATAGTGTAAAAAATACACTTGGATAGTGTAATAAGTAAACTCTATTAATATTTAATTAATAATACTTAATTATAAAAATTTATTTATACAAGAAAAACTTCGTTTTTCTTGTAACAGGTTATTTAACAAATATCCATTCTAAGTGTTTCTTTTTATGAGAAAGTAAATCAAAGAATTTTTAAATAGTACGTACAAAAGTAGGAAACAACGTATATATATTATAGAGAGATAAAAAGTTTCATAAATATGAAAATCTTTGTTTATAAATCTCTCTAACTTTTAATTGTTTTGTGTTTTCCATATTTCTTTCCTCCTGATGTGGAAAGTCAGGAAGAAGCACCAGTTGCAGTTATGCATATAAAGTTAGAGATCCATTAAGTTTTTAGAGTTCCTTAATTCGAACTTTAGAATTTTTTTGGATCTCACCTCCTTCTAAAGATTATTAAGTAAAGTGCTTGAAGTAGTCTCTTCGAGAATTTTATTTAGTAATTTCAATCATTGAATATTAGTGACGGAAATCACTAATATTTATGTATACAAGTGGATCTAGAGTGCGCCATGACAGTTTTAAACTCGAGCGACCTAGAATTGCTTTTTGTACGATTTTCAAGAGGATAAAGAGGGCTTAAGCCACCCTCAAACTAAGACGGTACTTCGGTATCGTCTTTTTTATTTTTACGATTTTTTAGTTTTTCACAAGTGTGAAACTTTTATAGAACAACTTCAAAGAAAGGGACGATATGATGGCATTTCCATTTAGCTTTAATAAAAATAAAAAAGATTACTCCAAAAACGCTTTTTCTACAGCAATTTATTCAGGTAAGCCTGCAACGATTATTAGCGAAGAAGAAGCGTTAAAAATTCCTTCTGTTAAAGCAGCAGTAGAATTAATTAGTAACTCTATTTCAACGCTACCAATCTATTTGTATGTAGAGAATGAGATTGATAAGAGTATTGAAAAAGTATCAGATTCAAGAGTAAACATTCTTAATCACAGAGGTAATAAGTTCCAAACGGCTCAATCAATTAAAAAGAAAGTTGTTACTGATTATCTATTACATGGTAAAGCTTATCTTTATAAGAAAAATGGAGAGCTTCATCATTTAGAAGCAAGAAACGTAGATGAAACTGATTACACTGATGATGGCATTACACCTGGTCGTAAAGAGATTACTTACAACGGTACAAGTACTGTTGAGTTAGACTCATCAGAAGTGATCATTATTGATAGTGCTACAAATGGAATACTTGCGGACGGTGGAAAGATTCTTGTACAAGCGTCTCAGCAAATAGAATATTCTTTAGCATTGCTTGCTCACTCGGCTGTTCCAACAGGAGTTTTAAAGTCAGCTTCGAGACTAACAGAGAATGCAATTGCTCGATTAAAGAGCAGTTGGGAAAGATTATATCAAGGTGCTTCGCAATCAGGGCGAACAATCATTTTAGAAGAAGGATTAGATTTTGAACCTCTTTCAATGAAGCCTGATGAAATGCAACTTACAGATAGTCATAAAACAATGATTTCAGAGATTGCAAGGTTGTTTAATATTCCTGAAAGTATGATTAACAGTTCAGCCAATAAATATAACAGCTTAGAACAAAATGGTGCTCAATATCTTAAAGGAACTCTTTTCCCAATTATTACAGCTATTGAAGGTTCATTAGACAATGAAATGTTAAACGAGACAGAACAAAAACTTGGCTATTACTTCCGTTTCGATACATCAGAGATTCTTAGAACAACAGAATCAGAAAAGATTAAAACCGTTTCTGAAGCTTTATCAAATGGTCTTATTTCATTTAATGAAGCAAGAGCGAAACTTGATATGCCGAAGATTGAAAAAGATTATTATACGTTGTCACTTGGTAACGTGTTAAAAGATGCAAAAACAGGTGAGTTAACTATTCCTAATATGGGAGTCGTAGAAAATCAGGCCAAAGGAGAAAGAGCTAATGAAAACAATGGAATTAAGAAGTAACAAAGTAGCCCTCACTTCAAATAGTGAGGGTTTAATTGTGTCTGGGTACGTTAATAAAACCAGTGCTTTAAGTGAAGTTATTGGAGGAGCAAAAAAATTTCGAGAAAAAATTGCTCCTGGCGCATTTAAACGAGCTATTGAAAAGCGGAATCGAGAGATTGAATTTTTAGCAGAACACGATCATAACAAGTTACTAGCTACCACAAAGAATGGATCTCTTACCCTACGTGAAGATAAAGAAGGGTTATACATGGAAGCGAAAATTAGTCCAACAAGTTATGGAAAGGACTACTACCAATTAATCTCCGATGGAATCATTTCTTCAATGAGCTTCGGATTTGATGTTATCAATGATAGCTGGGAATACGCAGGTGGAGTGGCGATTCGTACAGTACATGACCTTATTCTGAGTGAGGTCAGTGCTGTGAAATACCCTGCATACAGCCAAAGTTCACTTGAAGCAAGAGATATTAATTTAATTGAAGAAATCGACGTTCCTTCGATGGAACAACTAAAAAACGAAAGAGGTAATCATACAATGATGAAAATGGAAAAACGCTCAAACGATATTAAGGCATTTGAACAATACTTACGAGAAGGTTCTGAATCTCGTGCTTTAACAACAACAGGAAATGGGAAAGCACTTATTCCTGAAAACGTTTCTGGAACAATTATTCAAAAGATGGAAGAAGTATCACCAGCCTTCGCTCAAGCGCGTAAAATTAACTCTGTTGAAGGTTCTTTAAAAGTACCTCGTGAAGCTGATGGCATTACTGGTGGTTTCTGGGAAGAAGGGGAGTCAATTCTAGAAGAAATGTTGAATTTCGAAGAAGTTAACTTGCGACAAAAACGACTTGGTGCTGGTATGTCAGTAAGTCAGCAGCTAGTAAATGATGCTGGTGTTGATATTGTTGCTTACTCTCAAGATTTACTTTCTCGTCGACTTGCTAAAACTGCCGAACATGCAGTATTTGTAGGAGATGGAAAGAAAGAGTTTAAAGGGATCTTGAGCGAGACTGATATTGCGAAAGTCGAAGCAGAAGTTATTAAAGATATGAAACCTCTTCTTGAGTTATATACTTCAATTCATCCTGACTTTATTTCAAAATCAGCGTTCTATATGAATCGAAATCTATTTAATACTATTGCGAAAATCGTCGATGGGAACGGTCACTCATACATTCAAAACGGCGTTGTGAACGGTGCCATTACTTATACGTTATTTGGTGCTCCAGTATACGTAACTCAAGCATTACCAGAAACGACTCCCGCAGTATTCGGAGATATTGCAGAAGCTTATACGATTCTTGTAAAGAAAGAAATGTCAATTCTTAATGTGGTTGATACTGCTAATGCTTTACGTGGTAGTCGTTTATTAGTTGCAGATGCTTACATGGATGGAGCTGTAACAAACCCACAAGCAATCGCTCGATTAAATGTGGTTTCAGCATAATTATTTTTGTGAAATGTTTCGCAATCTTGAGAGTCGAATTAACGACTCTCTTTTTTTATTTGATAAAAAGTAAAGAGGGAATTGAACATGACTAAAAAAATTTCAGGTATGAAAGTAAAGCTATATATTGAAGATGCAACGACAGGTAAAGTCTTAGCTGGACAGCGTAATGCTTCGTTAAGCCGTAGTGCTGAAAGCATTGATGCGACATCTAAGGATACTGAAGGAAACTGGAAAGAGAGTCTTCAAGGTTTTAAAGAGTGGTCTATTGATGCAGATGGAGCATTTGTTGAATCAGATGAAGCATATGCAATCTTAGAGAAAGCATTCTTGGATTCTGAGAATGTAAATGTATATTTAGAATTTCCATCAGGTGCAAAATATCGTGGAAACTGTACGATTACAGATTTTAGTTTAGATATGCCATATGATGATTTAGTTACTTACAGTATTAGCTTACAAGGTAATGGAGCTTTAAAAGTTACTGATAAATAACCGTATGGAGACTGAGAGCGCCTACTCTTAGTCTTTCTTCTTTTTTTATAAAAGATGGAGAGAGGTTGTAAGCTGATGATTAAAGTAACAGATATTGATTTAGCATTCACAAAGAATTATTTAAGAGTAGATCATACAGATGATGATCAATTAATAGAGCTCATTATAGTGGCAGCTAAGAGCTACATTCAATCGTATTTGAATAAGAAGTTCACTGAGTTTGATGAACTACCTGAAGAACTGACAATACCTTGCTTAGCATTAGCTTCACATTGGTATGAAAGACGAGAAATACAAACAGATAAGAGTGCTAATGAAGTCTTATATACATTCGCAGGAATACTGGATATGCATCGTGTATTTGTTGGTGGTGAGTTACTGTAATGAATGGATAAGAAAGGAGTAATAAGATGAAAGAGAAACTACAATGTTTACAGTTAATTAGAGAGGGATTAGATGAGAATACATTTCGATTTATGGTAGCTAAAGTAATCGTTAAGCATTACGTCACAGAGATAGCAGAAAAGAAGAAGAACTTCTATCTTAGAGATGTTCATTGTAGAACGAATCTAATGCTGAGATCAATGGGATTAGATGAGGTTAGTTATAGATTTGTTCATAAGAATAGTTATGTTTTATTTTAATTAATTTATTTTATATGTTATTGAAAGCGTGGAAAACGTATGAAGTACCGCCTACCCTTTTTGAAAAAAACGTAAAATATCATGTAATAACGGGGGAAGGTGCGTTTTCATAAGCGGTACCAAAACTCTAAAACTCCGTTGAAAACATATGTATTATTTTAGATGAGGAATAGTTCATTGCTTATTAATGGTAAATTAAGTTATTATTAGACATAAGAAACGGTAATTAACTATTCCTACTGTTAAGAGATTTATATAATGATTATTTATTTAAATTGATTAATATATAAAATTATAAAATTAGTATTTAAAAATCAATACATAATAGCAATAAATAATTTAATACGCTATCAATTTATAAATGGATTTTTATAGCTAAATTAAAGATGGAATATAGTCTGAGGTGTTATATGGTGAACGACAGAAGAAATCCTACTGATAATGAGTCGGCTATACTATTAGCTGAAGTTGAGAATTTATGCCCCTTGTGCTCTATAACTTTAATGTATGATAAAAACGGGAGAAAGAATAAGCGGTTTGAGGCGGCACATATATATCCTTTGAATCCTACAAAGGAAGAAGCCGAGCTGTTGAAAAATGCGGAAAAGCTTCATGAAGATGTAAATAATTTAAAAAACTTTATTGCGCTGTGTAGAAAGTGCCATAAGCAATTTGATCATCCGAGAACTGTTGAAGAATATCAAAAATTATATTCCTTAAAAAAATCATTAATTGCAAGAGCTGAAGCAAGGGAAAAGTATCATGATTATCAAATCGAACTCGAAATTAAACAGATTGTTTCTAAATTAACCGAGTATAGTGATGAATCAGTTACAAGTACTCTTGGAACGAATGCTTTGAAGTTGGAAGAGAAGGCAAATGAAACTTTAACGGGATTAACTAAAAGAAAAATAAGAAATGATATAACAGATTACTACATATTTATCCAAGAGCAATTCAAAATGTTAGATAGGGAAGAGACAGATTCATTTGATTTAATTGCCACACAAGTTAAAAGTTTTTACTTGAAATTGAAAAAAAATGAAAAATCTCAACAGATTATTTATGAGCAATTGATCGAATGGTTATCAAAAAAGACTGAGAATAGTTCAAAAGAGGCATGTGGCATAATAATTTCATTCTTTATACAGAACTGTGAGGTATTTTAAATGATTGTCCCTAATAAAGTAATTAGGTTTAATGAGTCCATAATGGGAAAAATGATAATTCTTTTAAAGGAATTGTCAGTCAAAGATATGCGAGTTGAAGAGCTATATGTTAATAATCAAGAACACTTTGATGAAATAGATGAATTTATTATTGCATTGGATGTTTTGTATATCCTTGAAGCAATTCAGGTAGATTTTGATAAAGGGGAAGTAAAGTATGTTAAAAGAGATTAGGTGTGAAATTTTTCAAGAGAAGGTAATTCAATTTCATAAAGGGTTAAATGTGGTGATGGGAGATAATGAAGGCTCCAATTCAATTGGTAAATCTACATTATTAATGATAGTGGATTTTATATTTGGAGGTACGAGCTATATATCCCATAATAAGGATGTAGCATCGAATCTGGGACATCATGATTTCTTTTTTACTTTGGAATTTAATGGTGAAAAGTTGTATTTTGGTCGAGGGACTGAAAACCCAGATGAAGTTTTTGAATGTAATAAAGAATATGATAAGAAAGAAAGCATTAAAATAGAAGACTACCGTAAGAAACTAAAGCAGTATTACGGTATGTCTAGTAAGGATCTAACCTTTAGATCGTCAGTAAGCTTATTTTCAAGAGTCTGGGGTAAGAACAATTATGATGTGAAAAGACCTCTTCATACTGTTAGTACTGAAAAAAATTTAGAAACGGTAAAAAGGATAATCAAATTATTTAATTTATATGATGTGATTGCAAAAGAAGATGATGAACTAAAAGAACTTAATACCGCCAAAAAGGTTATAAGGAAAGCTGGTAATATAAAAGTTATTCCTAAAATAAATAAAAGAAAATATGATAAGAACATTAAAGAAATAGAAAAAATGCAAGTAGAAATTGATAATTTAAGTAAAAGTATGTATAGTCCGATTATTAATATTTCTGAGGTTATATCTGATGAAATATTACAATTGCGAGAGAAAAAGAAAATTTTAATGAACCAAAGGGACTATTATAAACATAGATTTAACCGAACTAATAAAACGATTTCTAAATCAAATAATGTGAAGTTTGAAAGTTTATTGGAATTTTTCCCGAATGTGAATCTTGAGAAATTGAAAAATATTGAGGAGTTTCATGAGGGGATTAGTTCAATATTAAGTGAAGAATTGAGAAAAGCCAAAATAGAATTAACAAAGAAAATCAATTCTATTGAAGAACAGATTCAAGAAGTAAATGAAGAGTTGGAGAGTGTCTTAAACCCGAATAAGGAGGAAAATGTATTTATTGATCATTTGATTGAATTATCTTCCGAGGTAAAAAACTTACAGCTAGAGAATAGCTATTTTGAAAAACTGGGATCTTTATCGGATAGTATTGAAGATAAGGAAGAAGAATTAAAAGGTATAAAGGAATCGATAGTTAATAAAATTGAAACGGCCATCAATTCCAGTTTAAATGACATATATAATTTAGTACATAACGGTCAAAGAACTCCACCAATTTTAAATTTGCAATCAAATAATTATGAGTATAAGTATGTTGATAATACAGGAACAGGTAATGCATATGGAAACCTTATTGTATTCGACTTAGCTATTTTCACCTTAACAGATTTGCCTTTTATTATTCATGACTCGTTTTTATTTAAGAATATTGAAACTTCAGTAGTTGAAAACTTTATTAGTTATTATAATTCTTTTGAAAAACAATCGTTTATTGCAATTGATGTAATTAATATTTACAGTAAAGAAACACAAGAGATTATAGAAGAAAATAAAGTTATTCAGTTAACTAAAGATAAGTTGCTCTTTACAGCAGATTGGAGAGATCGTAAAAATTAAGCATAAAATATTAATTTTATTATCACCCCGATATTTAAATATCGAGGTGATTTTTTTATAACAAATGAATTTGAAAGGAAATAGCAGGATACTCTTATAAAAATGCTAATTTTAAAGAGTGTGTATGAAATCAATGATTTAAAAAAGAAATACAAGAAAATATATCCATAAAAAGGTAATTTTGATATAATATTACTAGAGTGAGATATTAAAATGAAGTCAGGAGAGATGAAAATGAAAAATAAAATATTAACTTGGCTAGGAATTGTAGCAGCCATGGGAGTTCTTGCTGTTGCGGTTACTTTTGGAATGTTAGAGCTTGCAGATAATCCAGTGGATAAACAAGCAAGTGCCGATATAGATACAAGCGAATATAAAACAGTTCCAAGAGAAAAAGAATCAATGATTGAACCAAAACCTCAAAAAGATGGAGTTTTTATAAATCTTCCTATTACTGAAAGCTCTCAAGAATATGAGGTAGTTAGAGCAATGCATCACATGACTCATCAAAAAGTAGTAGCAACTCAGAAATGGGGCACTATCCCAATGTCTAAGAAGAATGCGGAGAAAGTAAGAGACATCTTAAAGAATAGTAACTTTGAAAATAAAGAAGAACTTTTAGCAATTGCTGAAAGATGGGTAAATAGAGATTTTAGTAAAATCGTAGAAGACCATAATTTCTTCTGGGATACTCAAGAAGGTAACATTGGTAAAGCTACAGGAGTTATGGATCCAGTGGCGGAAGAATCTTTTGTTTTGAATAACTTCGGAGAAGAAATTACTCAAGAATTATTCAAACAAGGCGATCTTAAAGAGATTAAATAATAGTATTATGAAAGAGCTTCCCTTATGGGAGGCTTTTTTTATGTTTTTTTTAGTTTTTGATTTACACTTTTCATTCTCTCGATAGAAAAACGATAGGGACAAAGAACACAGACAAAACGTCTCGCATATCATATCGGCAGAGGTGAGAGGCATCATGAATTTTAAATACAAAGAAATTGGAAAGTTTGATGCTCGTAAAGCAGCAAAAGCCCTCCTTGAATTGGCACAAGAAATAAAACTAGAAGATGAAAAAGAACGTAAAAATGAAGATAAAAATGACAATGAGAAAGCAAGTTAAACCCGTACATATTCAGTGTGTACGGGTTTTTCTTTCTGATTTATAATTATATAAAGGAGTGATACACATGAAGGTGAACGAATCTTTCGTTGATTTAGAGGATGTAAAGAAGATGTTAGAACTTTACTCAAAATTAAAGGATACGGATATTTTCAAGGAGTTTTACGAAGAAGAACTTGAGCCAATAAAAATAGAAAGATTACAAATATGAAAGTTTTAGATGGGGTTTATGTATACGAAGTCAATAATCACGATGGATTTTATGTAGAACAAACATTGCAGCACGTTACAGAGCAAGAAATGAAAAAGGGCGATACGGAGTGGATTGAATTAAATTATAATTTCACCTTTGGTGATCTCGTGCAAGTGACTGGATATGATAAAGATGTTTTCCGTATTGTTGGTTTTCGTACAGAGGTATGGAGATACAAAAATGACGCATGGGAAGATACGATATATGAGTTATCACGAATTACGGATGGTGAATGGTTAGAAGCGGATGAATCAGATTTAACTTTACTTGCCAATGCTCAAACGGCAAATGCAATTTTGAAGAAAATGAAACAAGATAAAGCTGGCATGAATAAATTGGATTTAGGAAAATTAAAGTCAATTAACAACTCGAAAAAAGTGAGTGTTAAGACAAATCGTCAAGAAATCATAGATGGGTTACTTGATATTTATAACGATTATCAATTGTTATTTGATACATTTAAAGATGAAGAATATAAAATTGTTATGGATGTTGTTCATAATTATTTAGTTAAATTGACAGAGAAAAAATAGTTAACTAGACAGAGAGAATAAATTGAACAACAACATATGCAGTATAAGGTATGCCTACAATTATTAAAAAAATAAAAAGCCATTTAATAAGAGAGTCTGCCCATTGATCTTCATGCATGAACTCTTCTTTTGTTTGTTCTACTTCGTATTGGTATTCCATTATTATTTCCCCCTTTTGGATAGCTTGTACTACCATCGTATGCACCTCGTCCAAATGATATGACCTATAAAAAAGAAAAACTATTTTTCTAATCTCATATACATAATTTTGAGATTTTTTCATAAAACAGAAATAAAGGAGTGATGCTCATGAAGGAAATTGAAGTCGTAATTGATACGGAAGAGATTGCGGAGTTTTTTTATGAGCAACTAATTGAAAGGGGATACGTCCCAAAGCGAGAGGAAATTGAAGATCTCGCAGATATTACATTCGAGTATTTATTAGAGAAATGCATGATTGACGAAGTTTTTGATGAAGAGGAAGATTGAAAGTAACGGCGGGCTAAACTCGTCGTTTTTTACTCTTTACAAACTTGTCACAAATGTGCTTATAAATTATTGGTATAATTAAGAGAAAATTTTACTAAAGAGGTGAAGGGATGTTCAAAAAAATTATTGATTCTTTATTAGGAAAGAAAAAAAATCGTTCGTATTCGAGTAGTGATTATCGTCATAGAGGGCGCTCTTATTCAAGTAGTGACTATAAGCGACGTTCTTCTGGTTATGGACACCAACATTATAAAAGAAAACGTAAAAGCCGTAGCTTCTTTTCAAGTAGCTGATGAAATGGCATCGTGTACTAGCTTTATTTGATAGACCACTGCGAAAAAATACAATTGTAGCAGAACGTTATAAAATTGAATCAGTAATTGGAATGGGCAGTTATGGGGTTACATATGTCGTTAATGATTTACAAATAAATAGATATAAAGTCTTAAAACAGTTAAGACAAAGTAAACAAAGATATGAGTCTGGTAGAAAATCATTTGAGCAAGAGAAAATGATTTTACAAACATTGAATCATCAAGCAATTCCTAGTTTCTATGATCAGTTCTTATGGGGGAAAAAAAGCTTTTTTGTGATGGAATATATGCCTGGTGAAAATTTTGAAGATTATATTTTCTCAGATGGGCGTGTATATAAAGAACGTGAAGTTTTTGAAATTTTATATGAAATATTAGGAATTGTTTCAGTTTTTCATAGTAAAGGTATTATTCACCGAGATTTACGTATTCCGAACATATTAATGAAAGAAAATCAAATTAGTATTATTGATTTTGGATTAGCTAAATATAAAGGTGAGGATGATGAGCGAGCTACAACGTATGAAGGTGAACAAGCTTTGATGCGAGAAGTTCACTTTCGTAGCGATTTTTATGCGCTTGGCCATTTCTCGTTATTTTTATTATATGCAGGATATGAATCTATTGAAAAACATGAAAAGCCATGGTATGAAGAGTTAACTTTGAAAAATGATAATCGTGAAATATTGATGCGAATGTTACAAATAAAAACACCGTACTATGAGAATGTACAAGATTTAAAAAAAGATATAGCTTTTGCTTTAGAAAGGATGGAGACTCCATGTTTCAAAAGTTTTTAGCGAGTGTTGGCATTGGTAGTGCAAAAGTAGATACTGTTCTTGAAAAAGAGGAGTATGTAGTTGGAGAAACGATAGTAGGGAAGGTTCGTATAACTGGGGGATCAGTTAGCCAACAAATTGAAAGCATTTACTTAACGTTATCTACATCATATGTAAGAGAAGTGGATGATAAAAAAGTAACAGCAACGTTTGACTTAGAGCGAGTTCGTTTAACAGATCCATTTTCTGTAGAGCCAAATGAAAAGAAAGAAATTCCATTTTCATTTAAGATGCCAATTGAAGCACCACTAACACTTGGAATGAAAACGGTTTGGGTTCATACAGGCCTTGATATTAAAAATAGTATTGATCCAAGTGACCGTGATTACATTCAAGTGTTGCCAAATGCACTATTGAACAGTGTATTAGAGAGTGTAAATCAATTAGGTTTTAAAGCGCGTCATATAGAATGCGAAGAATTACCATATCGATTACGTAAGCAAGTACCATTCGCACAAGAGTTTGAGTTTATTCCTGTTTCAGGACAGTATTATGGGAAATTAGATGAATTAGAATTATTAATCTTGCCAAGTTCCCACGATCGGTTAGAAATCATTATGGAAGTAGATAGAAAATCACGTGGATTGGCAGGTTTATTTGCAGAAGCACTTGATCTGGATGAGAAGGTTATTCGCTTTACAGTAACGAATGAAGATATCCCAACGATGCAGCAAAAAATTAACAATTATATTTTTTAATAAACTATGCATAAAAAAGAAATGGAGAGGAAAACTAAAACAACCGCTCCATTTTTTTGCATAGTGAGGTTATGTATGTGAAACGATATCGACATTTATACTTGTTAAGCTTTACTCTACTCATTTGTTTTGTCGCACTATCACTTTCGTATCATACCGCTTGTATTGAGAAATTTGACAATATAGTTGCACACTTTATTCAAAGTTTTCGAAACGATTATTTGACAACCTATTTTACTTGGGTGTCCTTTATCGGTTCCAAAAGAATATATTTTCCGTTACTCATTATTCTTGTAATGTATTTTCTCGTTAGAAAAAAGTTGCTTAGTGCATTACTTCTAACAATTAATTACTACGGATCTCGTTATTTAAACAGTATGCTTAAACTATGGTATGAACGGGCAAGACCTGATGTAACGCAGCTTGTTACTGCAACTGGATATAGTTTTCCGAGCGGTCATACGATGAATGCTACTGCTTTTTTAGGATTTATTGCATACGTCACAATTACTGAAGAGCGTATTTCATTGCATAAAAAACTGTTGATTATTCTTATAGCAAGCTTTGTTGTATTATCTATTTCAGTTAGCCGAATATATCTTGGCGTGCATTTTCCATCTGACATATTAGCAGGATGGGCAGCTGGCGGTAGCTGGCTCGTTTTATGTGTTATATTTCATAAAGCGTTTATAAAAAAAGAACCTATGTCATAATAGGTTCTTTTTCCATTGGTTCAACATGAATGTGGGCATGGTAAATTCCGAATTTTTTTCGAAGCATGGCTTCGATGTTGTCAGTAATACAGTGACTTTCTCCAACATCCATACGAGCGTCTACCTCGATTGTAATATCAACGTACGTTTGATTCCCGTACATACGCGCTCGAATATCTACAATGTTTTCCACACCAGAAATATGCTCAATAGCATCAGCATATTCTTCCATTTTATTAGGATCAATGCCATCTGTTAGCATATGAGAAGCTTCTACGAAAATTTCCCATGCAGTTTTACAAATAATAAGGCCGACAATTAGAGCGGCAATAGGATCTAAAATAGGCATTTGGAACTGTGAGCCGACAATGCCTACAACTGTACCAATACTTACGAGCGCATCTGATAAATTATCCTTTGCGGCAGCTTCTAATGATTTACTCTTTGTTCGAATTGCAATCTTTTTCGTATACCTAAATACACAGTACATAACGACAGCAGAAAATAAAGCTACCCATGCAGCAAGTACATTGGGCGCAGCTTGTTTCGGATTTAAAAATGATTGAATGGCACTAATAACAACTTCTAATCCGACCGTTGCCATAATGAAAGAAGCAACAAGCGAAGCTATTTGTTCTGCACGCGAATGCCCATATGGATGATCTGGATCTCGAGGTTTACGAGAAATTTTTAAACCGATTAATATTGCTAAAGAGGCACCAATATCCGTTAAGTTATTCAAACCGTCAGCACGTAATGCGCTAGAGAGGGTAATATAACTGATGATAATTTTCATAGAGGATAAAAATATGTAGGCCATAATGCTGACAATAGCACCTTTATCAGCTTCTTTATGAGAAAGAGTATCCATTTTAATCACGCACCTTTCTTTAAAGGAATTTCTTTCTATACATAGAGTATCAAATGAAACTCGTGTGGGTCTATACAAACATTGTTGACACTTTATAGCTTTTTAAGTAGGGGGTAACAATGTTTCGTTAAGGAAAAATATGTTGAAAAGTACAAAGTGAGGGTATGAATATAATTGGGAATCATTCACAATGAAAGGGATACGATGGTAGGTGGATGTAGAAACGAATACTTTTCTTACTATGTATTTTTCTAATAATGACTGGATGTAATTCATCAAATGATGAAATTGTGAAGAAGTATTATATTTCTAAATGATCAATATCTACATGTAAAGGATACGGTGGATTAAATGAAAGATATGTAATGAACATAGAAAACAAACAAATAATCAATGGGGTTCATAATTTTTGGATTGAAATGAAAAAACAAAAGGAAAGTGGCGAAATACGACAATACGATATATTAATTACATATGAAAGTGGTGATACGAACGTATACATCTATACTTAGGGGATGAAGGGGGAAAGGAGTGTAATTATATACATTGGTCATGAAGAAAGAGCTACGACAATAATTGTGAAAAAAGATGAAAATCCTCTGAAAAATATTTTTCAGAGGATTTTCATCTTAGTATGCTTCTAAAAACTCAGTAACTTGCTCTTCAGTTTTTGCATTAGCACTATGTAAGTGGCCTAGCTTCTCGCCATTTTGATATACAAGTAAACTTGGAATACCCATTACTTGATACTCTTCAGCGATACTTGGGAACTCATCTTTATTAATAGAATACCATTCAAACTTATTGAACTCTTCCATTACCTCTCCGATAAAGTTGTCCATGCGTACACAATCTGGGCACCATGTAGTAAAGAACTTAACAACTACTGGCTCCTCACTTGCGATGATGTCTTTGAATTCTTTTTCAGACTTGATTTCTCTCATGTTTTTGACTCCTCTCAATGTTACACGGATAAGCTAGTATTTGTATGCGAAATCCGTAATTGCAAACATTAGTATTTTTGAAATAGATTGTTTGCAAAATCTTCGACTGCTTTTTCTTGTAGGTCTGGTACAACTTGTGAGTAGGTGTCTAATGTGTTGCCTACTCTTTCATGTCCTAATCATTCGCTTACGATCTTTAGTTAAATACATTATTGCAACATTAATGTTAAGGGATTGCTTTAGATTATGAAACCGAATATCAGGAACCTCACTTTTCTTTATAAGCTTTTTCTTCATTTTTTGCAAGTAGCTGGGATGGCATGATTAGAAATTTCTTTAGATATTTATGGGGAAGTATCGTTAATAGAGTGACATTAAAACTAAATGGACTAGATAATTAGAAAGTGAGAGTGATTCATAATGAATTTTTCAAAAGAGAATACAAAAAAGATTCCGTAACTGAAAAAATGGGTTGCGGTTTTTTCTTTACTTGAATTTTATTATATTAAATTCGGTATGCGAAAAGATTTTAGATGAATTAGCGCCTTATTTGTCTGCACTTGGTATGGACTTAGGTATATGGACAGACCATGAGGAAATCTCTGAATATACTAATAAAAAAGGAGATGTTGAGTAATGGCGCGTTATAGTTTACATGGAGGACACAATAGTATTGTACAAGGGGCTAACTGGGGAAATCGGAAAGAGCATGTTTTGGATCGTCAAGTTAAAGATGCGGTTGCGGCCAAGTTAAAAGCTTTAGGACACACAGTCTATGATGATACGGACGAAGTAGGAAGCACTCAAGCTCAAAATTTAAATAATATTATTCGTAATAGTAATTCACATGTTGTAGATTTAGCTATTGCTTTTCACCTTAATGCAAGTGATGGGACTGGGCAGGGTGTTGAAGTGCTGTATTATGATCAGAATGAACTAGCATTTAAAATTTCAGCTCAACTAGCAAAAGATATTGGATGGCGTGATCGTGGTGCGAAACAACGTAAAGATTTAGCAGTATTGAATGGGACTAAAGCACCAGCTATTCTTATCGAATTAGGATTCATTGATAATGATTCCGACATGGCAAAATGGGATGTTGATAAAATCGCTAATTCAATCGTTTTTGCTTTAACTGGACAATCTGGTGGAGGTAGCCAACCACCTCAAAAACGTAATATTGTCGAAGTTGGTGGAATAGGTAAAGAAAACTTGGCTGAATTAGTAAGTGCTTTAAACTCAGTTAAGATGACAGGTAACTTAATTCTTAGAAGTGATGGCTATGTTTATCCTGTAACTGATCCAACTAGCGATACTCAATTAAAAGCATTCACTGATTATCTTGACCGTAAAGGCTGGGCATATACTGTTAAGTAAACATACTATGTAAATACAAATAAGCCTATGTAAAGCGAAAAAAAGAGGCCTACTCGTATGATGAGTAGGCTGCTTTTTTATTTTATAAAATAAATTAATTTGAATAGAGGTTTTCCTCAAGCATTTATTAAAGCTACGAATATTTATAAGAATATGAGTATGGAAACAGGTCTAATTTTGGAATAGCGGAGGAGATTGTTGTGGACATAACTCAAAGTGTGGCAAGAATAGTGGTAAATGGGAAAGACCTTCCGTTCACTGCAGTTCAAACTTCTGCGTGGAATAATGGTCCTGTATATGATGTAACTGTTTCAACAAAGCAGAGAGTGAACGAGCTTTATCAATTTATGTGGTCACAGGTACCAGTTACACTTACGATGTATTTTCTTCAAGGAGCAGACTTAATGCGATTTGTAAGGATTACTGGGATTAATGAAAGTGTAACGGGAGAATATATATATCATTTCTCTTGGGGATAAAAGCAATTTAAAGTAGCCTAAAAGCTACTTTTTTATTTTGTTAAGGAATTATCGGAAAATCGTGAATGAAAAGTCTCTCCAAAATATATGAAGTGACTTTTCATTCACAAATACTAATAAATTAAGAATGTATGAAAAAGGTTGTAAGTTCACCTATATAAGGTGGGCTGATAGAGCTAGCCACATATAGTTTTTTATTTGAGGTACATTTATTTTTGGATCATAAAATCACCTTTAATAGTTAAAGTATTATTAGCAGATGAAGCTTGGAAGTGAAATAGGAAATTAGGAGGGCAATAGAAACGTTTAAAATGAAAAACGTGCTAAAGGCTAGTAGACTAGCTCTTAGCACTCACTGAAATAATTATACATAACATACTTTATAATAACTTATTCGAAAGTGAGTTGAAATTAATGTTTTATTCATATGTGGATTCTCAAGTTGGCATACGACCAGCGTATGGTACGGCTATAACGTATAGCGGGGCACAAAGTACAGTTCAAGCTGTTCAACAAGCATTGCAAATGCAACAACAAATGCAAATGCAACAACAAATGCAAATGCAGCAAGGTATACAACCGTATTATTCCTCAATGGAGTATTTTTACCCAACGCAACATTTTACACCATATGGAATTGCTTTTACTTCAATTCCATATGGAACAGTATTCAATTTATAAATATAGAGGAATAAAATGAATACAAAAGGGTGCAAGTAAAAAGCACCCTTTTAAAAATAAGAATAGCTAGTCCAAACCTCTCTAATCAATCTTGCATAATATGTAGTAATAAGCTTGAAAGGGGAACGAGTATGTCTTGTTATTACTACTGTAAGTATTGTAAGGATTATAAAAAGAAGCAACATGATTGTCGTAATAACACTAGTAAGTGTCATGCCAACAAGGATAACCTTGTTAGGGCATCAGCATTTAGAGCTAGAAATACTGTAAATCAAAATGTTCCTGCTAATACTTTTGTGAAAGTGTCATTCCAAAATGAACAATTTGATTTAGCAAATGAGTATAATCCAGCAACGTCTATTTTTATGCCGAAGACGAAAGGCGTATATTCTATTATTGGAACGATTGGTTTCTTTCCAAACGATACAAATTTAAATTATAGAGCTCGTGTAGAAATTCGTGTGAATGGAAATGCAGCAATAGCTATAGATAATGACTTTTTTGGTCCAATAGGTTTTGGAAATGTTGTAAGTGTTTCAACAATCATTCAATTGAATGCAGGAGATACAGTTGAGATTTATGCACAAAGTAGTATAGATGGTGTTTTAAGCCCCTTAGAAGATGGTTCGCACTTTGAAGCGGCAAGATTTCCGTCTCCTACTAAATAAAGTAGGTAATTTAAAAATGAATAGAAGTTTAATAATAGATCCTCACCAAACAGGTGGGGATTCATTTTTTTATTAATAATAGTAACAGCTCATCCAAGCTTTTCTAATCAATTTTGCATAGTATGTAATAATAAATTTAAAGGGGGACTTACTACGTTTTATTATTACTGTAAGTATTGTAACGAGTACAAAAAGAAGAGTCATGATTGTTATAGGAAAAGTAGTCAATGTGATGGGAAGTATGTAAAAGTAAATTGTTGTGGTAATAAGAAAGAGGAGCTTGTAAGAGCGTCGGCATTTAGAGCTGTGAATACAGTTAATCAACCTATTCTGGCAAATACGTCTGTTAAAGTGTTATTTCAAAATGAACAATTTGATTTAGCAAATGAATATAATCCAGTAACATCCACTTTTATGCCTAAGACTAGAGGGGTGTATAGTGTATTAGGGAATATAACATTCTCACCAAATGATATTAATGTGAATTACAGAGCTAGAGTAGAAATTCGTGTAAATGGAAATACAGCAATAGCTATAGATAATGATTACTTTGGGACAGGGGTATTTTTTAATAATGATGTTTCAGTCACTTCTATTCTTCAATTAGAAGCAGGGGATGTAGTTGAAATTTTCGCAGAAAGTAGTATTGATGGCGTTATTGTACAAAACGTTAATGGTTTAAATACTGTTCATTTTGAAGCGGCAAGGTTTCCTTCTCCAATTGAATGGAGCTGATAAGTAGATGTTTTATAGAAAGTTTGTTAAGACCCTCACTAAATAGTGTGGGCTTTTTATTGTTTTTCTAAAATATATAAGCAATCAGATTTAATTTCGTTTATTATATGAGTGTTTTATGAATTAGATATAATAGAAGAGAAATGAATGGTAATAGTGAGAGTATAATATATAGAAGGTTATTGTCGAATCCACACGATGGATATAAAAAAAGAGCATACATAAAAAGTATGCTCAAAAGAAAGATAGGTTTTATGAGTGGATAATCTCCATAGGATAATATATGCGTGTTTAATGAAAATGTGTAAAGAATCAATAAATTATCAATGGAATATCATGAAATGAGTAATTTTAGTTTAGGGATGTAGTTGTTTTCTTTCGAAATAATCTAGGTAACAAAGTTGTGAAAATCGTGCATGATGGGGACTAACAATGGGATAATGATCGTACTTCAGTTACATATTTCTTAAAGTTTGGATATTGCGTGATAGTTTGGCATTTAGGGGTGAGTAGTTGATTAATTATAGAAACATTTGTAATTACTTCGTTACAAGGACCGAAAAATGTAACTTTTAGTTTTGAATTCGGTGGAACTTTGAACACGATAGGTTCTTTTTTCATGAAATCAGCTCCTAATATTCCACATTATATGTGCTTCACCTTTTGATTTAAATGATTATTAAGGTGTATTTATATAATATGAAATCTTTGTTAAGTTGATTATAATATAGAACCTCATTGTCGTATAAGTACATAAACATGTGGGGAAAAGCGGAGAATACTCTATGAAATGTATAATTAATATAATATGAAAAATGATTTGATTATCTAATGCATTTTATGTCCTGATACATATTACGGTAGTAAGAATAGTATGAGGAGGTAATAAAAGAATGCAAGAAAATGTACAAGCTCAGCCACAGCTTTCACCACCGTGGATCACACATTTTAATGAACTAAGAAATTCAATTGGTGCTGATCCAACAGTTACAGTGGGGCCACTTATTCCGGTTGGCGGGAATTATATTATTTTAGTGCATGCGTTAAGTAATGAAAAAGCGAGAGCATTAGCAACGCTTCTAAAATCTTCTGTACAATTTGGAAATGTAAGTGTAACGGTTATTGTAACGAATAATGAAAATGAAATTGTAAATCCATTTCCTTGTCCACTAGATGCATTTGAAATTGCGCATTTATTTCAAGTAGCGTTAGAGAATAATCCTTATTTTGAACAAGTTGTGGTACAACCTCAGTTCCCTGGTGGAGTGAATGTTGTATTTCCAGTTTTTAAAGCGGAAGTGATTCAATTTTTTAATGATGATATTTCAAATCTATGTCAAACGTTTACAGGTGTTGCTGCAAATGTGTTTCGTGATGTAATGCAGGATGATGTTTGTGATATCCCAATATTATTTTCCACAAGTTGCGTTATGAACAGTGAAAATCCACAATTACAAAATAAAGATTTAGAACCAAAGTTGTTTTATTAA